CAACAAGAACTAGCGGCTGAAGCGATTCAGAAAGGACTTAGAGGCAAAGAGCTTTCAAAGTATGTCGCAGATAGAGTCCAAGGTTACACCACTGAGACCGGAAGGATCTTTAACGAGGCAGGCATCAGGCGAGACGCAGAGATCAAAGCTGACAAGCAAGATCTAAAGTTTGAAGAACGGCAGAACTTTATTGATAATGAAATAGTAAAGGCTACCCAGCAGCCGTTTGTTTTACCTGACGGGACCAAGCTCAGCTACAAAGATCGTGGCGTCTTGACTGCTAAGGCTGAGCAGATGGCGAAAATCAACACGCACACACAGGACTCAGAGAACAGCATGTCAAAAATGTTGTCTAGGCTTACACAGCAACACCCAACGCTTAAGTTTGTGATTCCGTTTGTGCGCACACCGACGAACCTGTTGACCTACGGTATCTCGCGGTCTCCCTTTGGATCTCTACAGGTCCTAAGTAAAGACTTTAGGGCCAAGCTTAGAAGCCCGGACGCTTCAGTGCGTGCCGAGACACGAGGACGCCTAGCTACCTCGGTGGCCACCACAGCGTCTTTGCTGTATTTCTTGCAGAGCGGTAAAGGCCAAGGACTCATCACAGGCTATGGTCCTAAGAACAAAGAGCAACGAGAGTCCTGGGAGATGGCTAACCAACAGTATTCAATTAAAGTCGGAGACAAGTGGGTAAGTTACAACAGACTTGACCCGATCGCTACGATTCTCGGCGTTGTTGCTGACATCAACGAAGCACAGACATACAACGAGCTCGACGACGGGGACCTTGAGAAAGTGTTCAGCGTTGCTGCCCTTGCGTTCTCAAACAACATCACGTCTAAGTCTTATGTCCAGGGCCTTGATAATCTCTTTGATTTCTTGAAGTTCAAAGACCCAGTGCGCGACGCAGAAAAGTTCCTAGGTAGTATCGCCGGAGGCTTTGTGCCTAACGTGATCAACCAGTCACTTAACTACGAAGAAGACAGGCCACTGCGCGAAGCCCGTGGTATCATTGACCGTATGATCAAACGGACACCTGCTGGTGGGAACTTACCTCCGAGGCGTAATGTTCTCGGAGAAGTCATGACGATACCTAATAGCGGAGGGGCTTCTGGTGTATTTAATCCATTATATATTAAAGAAGACCCGAAGAACGTAGTTGAATACGAGATTTCTAACCTTAGGTCTGGCTTCAGACAACCATCACGGTTCTTGAGGCCCGGTGTTGAAGAGTTAGATATGAAAGAATATTATAACCCAGAGACAGGCCAACAGGCTTACGATAGGTTCTTAGAGCTCGTCGGGACCTCAACGATCCGAGGGCGGACACTCCGTCAAAGTTTAGAGCGTATGTTTAAAAGCAAGGAATACGCAGCGTTGTCTGGAGAAGATCTCAAAGACGAAACAGGAAGCGACAGCCCTAAAGTTGTTGTGTTGCGTCGGATGATCAGGGCCTACAGGGGCGTAGCGAAATCAAAAATGCTCCAAGAAAACCCAGAGCTCCGTATGCGCGAGATCGAAGCGATCCAGAAAGCACGAGCAGCCAGAACACAATAATGAACTCTTCATACATGCCATCATTCATTGGATTCACAGGACTCCTCGGGACACTTACCCTTGAGAGTGTTAATGATGTTGTTGCTATCTGTGTAGGACTGGCAACCCTGACTTACCTTGCTATCAAAATCATTAAGGAAATTAAATAATATGGACCGCTCAGATAAACTATATGAACTACAGGACCTATTGATCGAAGAGTTTTTACTCAGGGTCAAATCAGGAGAGGCCACCACGGCTGACCTATCGACGGTCAGACAGTTCCTCAAGGACAACAACGTGTCCGCCGTGGTCACCGAAAGCTCACCACTCCACGAACTAGTCAACGCCTTGCCGTTCCACGACGATAACGTAGACCGAATTGTAAACATGGCGTCCAATGAGTAGAAACTACAAGAGCGAATACGCTAACTACCACGCTAAGACGGACCAAAAGAAACGACGAGCCGGACGCAATGCCGCACGGAGACTCATGGCGCGCAAGTTGGGGCTAAGCAAAATCAAAGGGCGCGACGTCGATCACAAAGACCGCAACCCCAAGAACAACGCTGCGTCGAACCTAAGGCTCCAAAAGAAAAGCCAAAACAGATCACGAAATGGCTGACCTAAGGCAACTCAAAGACTTCAGGAACTTCCTCTACCTAGTGTGGAAACAACTTAACCTACCTGAACCAACTCAAATACAATATGAAATCGCGGATTACATGCAGCACGGAGATAAACGAGCAGTTATCCAAGGCTTTCGCGGCGTCGGTAAAAGCTGGATTTGCTCTGCTTATGTTGTCCACCAGTTGCTGCTCGATCCCTCAAAGAACATACTTGTTGTCTCTGCTTCAAAAACTAGAGCAGATGACTTCTCAACTTTTACTCTTAGGCTTATCCATGAGATGCCACTCCTTAAGCATCTTATACCCCAAGACAAACAACGGTTCTCCAAGATCTCGTTTGACGTCGGACCAGCACCAGCGTCACACGCCCCGTCGGTTAAGTCGCTGGGTATCACATCTCAACTGACAGGGTCTCGTGCTGACATTATCGTCGCTGATGACGTCGAGGTGCCAAACAACTCGGCAACCCAGATGATGCGAGACAAGCTCGGAGAACAAGTCAAAGAGTTCGATGCGATCATTAAGCCCCTCGATGACGCAAAAGTAATCTTTCTAGGAACACCGCAGTGCGAAGACACGATATACAGACAGCTAACTGAGCGGGGCTACCAGACACGCATCTGGCCTGCGCAGTATGTTACCCCAGACCAGAACATGAAGCGATACGATGGTCACATCGCTGAGTGTTGTATTAATATTGATAATAAAGGAAAGTCAACAGAGCCACTACGGTTCTCTGACGTAGACCTTGCTGAACGTAAAGTATCCTATGGGTCTGCAGGTTACGCCCTTCAGTTTATGCTCGATTCTAACCTCAGTGACGTCGAAAAGTATCCACTCAAGATCTCGGATCTGATTGTGATGTCGTTGGACACTGAGCTTGCCCCAGAGAGACTAGTGTGGGCCAAAGACCCGGACCTAGAGTGGGACGGATCGATCCCTAATGTCGGCATGACTGGCGATAGGTTCTACCGGCCTATGAAGACCCTGGGTAAACACATAGAATACACAGGGACCGTTATGTCTATCGACCCGTCAGGACGAGGCAAAGACGAGACAGGCTACGCGGTAGTCAAGATGCTCAACGGGTATCTTTATGTCACAGCGGCTGGGGGAGTCCAAGGAGGATACTCAGAGGAAACCCTTAAGTTTCTCTCTATGACCGCCAAAGAACACAAGGTCAACGAGATCGTCGTTGAGTCTAACTTTGGTGACGGTATGTTTGTCGAATTGCTTAAACCGGTGTTGCGCAAAGTCCACGCCTGCACAATCGAAGAGGTGAGACACAGCACACAGAAAGAAAAACGTATAATCGATACACTAGAGCCAGTGATGACTGGGCATAAGCTGGTGGTTGATCCTAAGGTCATCCAGAACGACTACGAGACTAGCCAGGTGTATCCTAAAGACCACGCTCTAAAATACCAGTTGATCTACCAGCTAACACGTATAACACGAGATCGTGGCGCTGTGACCCATGACGACCGCTTAGACGCGCTTTCGATGGCTGTTGGTTACTGGGCAGCCCAAATGGCCCAAGACGCGTCAGAACGCATCCTAGAGCGAAAAGACGACGATATACGAAAAGAGCTCCAGAAACACGCTGAGGCTTACTTTAAGATCCGGCGTGGGGGCGCCAATATTCTCACTTGGTAATTCATACCGCCTATATTGTAGGACCATAGGTAAAACAATAAGCGATATTAACTAATGTAAGAACAAAAAACCGATGATTTTATATGGATGGGGGAAATACTGTATTGACAAGGGTAGAAATGTCCCCCTATAGTAACTATAGGTTAACTAAAGTAAGTAGTTAGTGATAATAATATTGAATATTACACTAAAGTTAGTCTATAGTTAGACTCTAAGTTAACTCTAAGTAACCATGGCCAAAGATTTACAAAGCGTCACTGCTATCCTAGGAGAACATTTTGAAAACTACGTGATCCTGGTGGCCGACTCCAAGCACAGCTGTAAGATCGTCTTTGATAATCACTTTGCCGCCAAAGGACTCGTCAGTGTCGCAAAGAATGCTATTGACGATAGCTTTGGTTCTGGTATTAATTGCTTCGAGATCGACTTCGGTCCACTTTCAGATGACTGACGGTCGGTCTCTTAATGCTTCTTTTGCATTCGTTGTTCCATTAGGCAGGGCTCTTAGTTAACGCTAGGGGCCCTGTTCTATTTTTGGTAAAAATATCTGACACCCTATATATAACGCAGCAGTTCGCCGCGATTCCCCAGGGTAGTCCGCGCTGTCAGCCTAGCGAACACTCAGCGCAAACTGATTGCTTTCTTTTTGTCAGCTGGGTGCGTCTGCATCGCCAGGAATACGCGAGGGGATGCCGGGGTAGACAATGAGTGAGCGCCGGGGGCATCGTCGGGGTGTGTTTGACTGTTTGTGGGTGTTTTTACGTTTTGACAGGCCAGTGATAACAGAGGGATGACTAGGGTATGACTATAGATAACAGAGGGATGACTAGGGTATGACTATAGATGACAGAGGGATGACTAGGGTATGACTATAGATGACAGAGGGATGACTAGGGTATGACTGAGCGATAACTAAAAACGCCAATGCAAATTACCGTCACCA